ATGATTCAAGAAGGGTGTCGATGGAGACCTTCGGATAGAAGTCCAAGAAGTCGTGTTGCAGGTAAATTAGAATTACATAAAAGATTACGACCTGATGAGACTACAGGATATCCATCTTTATTTATTTTTGATAATTGTATTAACTTAATTAGAACATTACCGATGTTACCTGTCGATAAAAATAATCCTGAAGATGTGGATACTCATGCAGAAGACCACGCTTATGACGCACTACGTTATGGATGTATGAGTCGACCTATTCATCCTGTATCAAAAAAGTTTCAAGACTTTGGTGTAGGGCAAACAAGAGACTTTAAACCTGCAGATAAAATTTTTGGATACTAATGGCTAGAGAAGTTAAAATAGGATATCAGAATTACACAATAAAAAATTTAGATTCTATCGTTTCTAAATGTAATGAAATTAATGGACAATTTCTTGCTTCCGATAGAATCATCGCTTTATCATCAACAGAAGATAATATATCTCATACCAATACTTTGATACATGAAATATTACACGGTATTGTATATCAATGGGGAATAGATTTAGATGATAAAGATGAAGAAAAGATTTGCAACACTATTGCAAATGGACTAACGACTGTATTAGTAGATAACCCTTGGTTACTACCTTACATACAGAAAAACTTAAAAGGAGAAAAATAAAATGGCAATAATGAAAACATACAAGATGGGAGACTTACCTGAAGATAATATGGGTTATGGCAAAGATGCTAAATCCCCTAAGACTGCAGATAAGAACGTAATCAAAAAAGACATGGCTCTTCCTGATGGATACGATGCTGGTCAATTTGATGTTTCTTACCCAAAAGGTAAATCCAAATCTGGCGTAGACGCAAAAGTATTTAAATTAGCTGACGAGAAAGATTACTAAGAGGTATAGATGCCACAACAAAATATAGGTAGTGGTTCATATTCTGAAACTGATAATGTGGAAGCTCTATCCGAAGAGAAAGATAGAAGTTTTGACAATATCGGTTATGTTATTGAAAGCCGTCTAAAAGAATCAGAACAAGCCCGTCTCTATGATGAAAAGAGATGGTTACGTTCTTATAGAAACTATCGAGGTATCTATGGTTCTGATATGGCTTTTAGAGACTCAGAGAAATCTAAAGTTTTTGTTAAGATAACAAAGACAAAAGTATTAGCAGCCTATGGACAATTAATCGAAGTATTATTCTCACAGGGTAAATTTCCTATTGGAATTAATCCGACAAGTGTACCTTATGGTATTAAAGAATATGCTCACGTTAAACCTGACAATGCCCCTGAAGAAGAAAATCAGAGAGTAAATGATATTTATGGTTTTGCAGGAGATGGTAAAGACTTACCTCCCGGTACAACAACCAATGATATCTTAAATGGTTTAGAAGAAAAATATGGTGATGCTAATATAGGCTCTGGCCCAGCACCTGATTTGCAGAACATGATGCAGATAGAACCTGCCATGGAAACTGCAAAGAACATGGAAAAGATTATCCATGACCAATTAGAGGAAACACATGCAATATCTGTCATGCGACATGTATTGTTTGAAATGTGTTTATTAGGAACAGGTGTTTTAAAAGGCCCTTTCAATTATGAAAAAGCTCAACATCGATGGGTAGCAAGTGAAGAAGGAGAAAAAGAATATGCTCCTGACACACGATTAGTACCAAGAGTTGAAGCCGTCAGTTGTTGGGATTTATATCCTGACCCTGATGCTGTGACAATTGACGATGCTGATTATGTTATTCAACGACATGTCTATACTCGTTCTCAAGTTAGAGACTTGATGAATAGACCTTTCTTTAGAAAATCCGCTATCAAAGATTTATTAGCAGGTGGTCCTAATTACGAAACACGAAGCTATGAAACAGCTTTGTATGATAGAGAAAATCAAGAAGAGTTTAATAAAAACAGATTTGAAATTCTAGAATACTGGGGTGTCATGGACAAAAACCTAGTCGAAGAAGCAGGAATTGAATTGCCTGATAATATTAAAGATGATTTAGATGAAGTACAAATTAATGCATGGGTATCAAATGGTTATATCTTACGTTTAGTCCTTAATCCTTTTACACCAGCAAGAGTACCTTTCATGGTTTGTCCTTATGAGATTAATCCTTATCAATTCTTTGGAGTCGGTGTTCCTGAAAATATGGATGATGCACAAACAATTATGAATGGTCATGCAAGAATGGCTATTGATAACTTAGCATTAGCAGGTAACCTAGTCTTTGATGTGGATGAGACGATGTTAGTACCGGGTCAAGATATGACTGTCTATCCTGGAAAAATATTTAGAAGACAAAGTGGTCAAACAGGTCAAGCTATTCATGGATTACGTTTTCCAAATACTGCACCTGAAAACTTACAGATGTTTGATAAGTTTAGACAACTAGCTGATGAGTCTACTGGTATTCCTTCCTATTCGCATGGTACAACAGGAGTAATGTCGACAACAAGAACTGCTTCAGGTATGTCGATGTTAATGGGAGCTTCAGCTTTAAATATTAAAACAGTTATTAAGAATGTTGATGATTACTTATTAAAACCTTTAGGTGAATCTTTATTCTTTTGGAATATGCAATTTAATCAAAATATTCCTGAGATACAAGGTGACTTAGATGTTAATGCAATGGGTACATCTTCTTTAATGCAGAAAGAAGTACGCTCACAAAGACTAATGACCTTTATGCAAGTTTCATCTAATCAGTTCTTAGCACCATTTATTAAATGGAATAATATTATTAAAGAGATTGCAAAATCTTTAGACATCGACCCTGAGCAAGTGGTTAATGACCCCGAGAAAGCTCAGTTAATGATGAAAATGATGGGAGATATGAATGGAAATCAACAAACTCAAGGCCTTAACCAGCAACAAGGCGGTATGGGAAATACTGGAGGAGTACCTGCAGGAGCATCTGTCACAGACACACAAGGGTCTGGAGGTGGCAACATCGGAGTCGGAACTCCACAGACTCCAGGGGAAAGCGGCTTTACTGCACCAAATACTCAACCTGAGGGAGCAACTGAATAAATAAATGGCATTATCAGATATCTTAAAAAAATATGGTGATACGACAGGTATCATGCAACAACCTGCTACATCAGGAATAGTTCCTTATAAAAGTGTAGCTTCAAGTTATCCTGTTTATAATAAAGATACTGATACACTAGAAGACCAACAAACATTTAGTTATGAACCTGTTGGTATTATGGCCCAACCTGAGGGTAAACCTGTAGGTATTGACCCTCCTTTTATGCCTGATATGGGTATACCTTTTCCTGAGCCAAAAGCTGAACAACCTTTTGTCACAGGACCTACAGGTGTTATATCTTATGGTACAACAGAAGAAGGTACACCAAGAGTATTGACAGATTATCGTACAGGTGAAATGACGTATGCAGATACAGGTGAACCTTATACTCCACCACCTGTAGAACCTGAAACACCAACACAACCTGAAGAACCTGCGGTAGACCCTTGTCCTCCAGGATATCAATTAGTCGATGGTGTATGCCAACCTATCCAACAAGAACGAAGAGATAGAGATGAAGATGAACCTGAAATTTCTCGTGTTCAATATAGTGAAACTCAAAAAGAAGCATCTGCTTTGGGATTAAAATATAAGTTATCCGATTCTGATTTATTTGGCCCTGAAGCACAGACTGTTTTTGAAGTAAATCCTTTTTATAAAACACCTAACGCTATAGCAGGTACGGTTTTAGGGTTTTTTAATCCTATAGCGGGATTAATTTCTGGTGCATATTTTAGAAATCAGTATAATAAATCTTTAGAAAGTTTATTAGATAAAGGATTAATTGAAGAAATTTCTGATGGTAAATATCGAACAACACCTAACTATAGTAGAGGTATCGCACAATCTGCTGTAGGTACTCAAGAAATAATTACAAAAGATTCTGCACTTGGTAAAGAGATAGAAGCATTTACAGGTATTAAATCAGGTTATGATGACGGTAGAAGAGTTCGTGATACTGAGCTAGAAAAGAAAGCAGAACAGGCAGGATTTACTAGGAGAGAAATAGAATCAGGTAGGGCTTTAGCAGAACTTAGAGATGTTAATGATTCTGAACCTTCAACTAAAGAGGAAAGAGAAAAAGCATTTAAAGATTTTAAAGATGATGATACTGATAACAGAGCTGTAAAAGCATATAGAGAAGCACAATCAAAAAAATACACACAAAAAGAAAAAGATGATTTTAAAGCTAAAGTGGATGCATTAAAAGGTGCATCAGCAGAAAAAAGAATGGAAGCTGGAAAAAATCTTCCAAAACAAGATAAGGATAGCGGAGGAGGCTCTGATAAAAGTGATGATAAAATAGTTTGTACTATGATGAATGAATCTTATGGATTTGGCTCGTTTAGAAATAAAGTATGGTTAGCACATTCTTCTCAATTATCAAAAGAGTATGAAATAGGTTATCATATATTGTTCTTACCTTTAGTCAAGTATGCAAAACAAAAAGGTTTTACTAATAGTATTGTTAAAAATGCATTAGAGCATATTGCTAGACATCGAACAATAGATATTAGAAAACAAAAATATAATAAAGTTGATATGTTAGGTAGAGCATATAGAATATTATTAGAACCATTATGTTATATTACAGGGAGAATTAAATTATGGAAGAAGAAATGAGACAAGGGATGATGGGAGCAGATGTTCAAAACTCTCCTGTAAAACCAGAACCAACAATGAGATTAGAGATTACAGAAATAAAAGTAGCAGATAATTTAAAAAATCTAACACCTGAAGAAGGTAATTTATTAATACAATTAAATGTTCCAGAATTTAGAGATTTTATGTCTAAAGTTTTTGGACCTGAGTTTGGTATGATTATGGAACAAGCTGTTCCTGAACCGCAGCCCCAAGCTCAAGCACAACCAGTTTCACAACCCAGTGAAAGTCCTGCACCAACGACTGGTCAGGGCATGATGACGCAGCCACCCGTTAGATAACGGCCCTGCATATAGGGGCGACCTGAATCCAACAGCACCCCAAAGGAGATAAAATGGAAGACGAAAAGAAATCTGACGTTGTTGAAGAACAAGTTTCTGAAGCAACAGAAGAAATCGCAACTCCTACACCATACCAGAATCCTGATAGGAATCTAATGGACAAGGAAGACGAAAAGACAGCTACTGAAGAATCACAGAATGAGTCTGACGAGACGAAATCTAAAGAGGAACACCCTGTCGGAGTAGAAGATGCTGTATTTAAGAAGCGTTATGATGACTTAAAACGGCATTATGATGAAACCGTATCTAAGCATAAAGACGAACTCATCAAACTTAAAAAACAAAAAGAAGCGATATCTAAACAGCCAATCTTTAAAACCAAAGAGGAATTAGAGCAATGGCGTAGAGACTATCCAGATATGTATGATTCTGTTATGCAATTAACTTCTGAAGCTACACTTAAAACAAAGCAAGAATTACAAGAAGAAATGTTGGAAGTAAAAAGACAACAATCTCAACTTGCTCGAGAAAAAGCTGAAGTAGAATTAGCAAAGAAACATCCAGATTATCAAGAACTTAGACAAAGTCAAGATTTTCATGACTGGGCTAAGGTACAACCAAAGTATATAAAAGATATGCTTTATGATAATAATGATAATCCACTTGATGCTTCAAGAGCTATTGATTTGTATAAATACGATACAGGTCTTTCTAATAAGAAAGTGTCTATCGATGCTAAAAAAGAAGCAGCTAAATCTGTTTCTAAAACTAAAGTATCAGAGACACCGACTGACAAGAAGATATGGAAGTGGGATGAAATACGTAAGCTAAAGCCTTCTGAGTATGATAAGTTTGAAAAGGAAATCGATATTGCTAATAGAGAAGGTAGGATTCAATAATAAAAAATCATAACAACTTTAAACAACAAACAAAAACAAAAGGAGAAAAAAGATGGCATTTACTAAATCAAGTGGATATGCTAATTTACCAAACGGTAATTTTAGTCCAATTATCTACAGCCAAAAAGTCCAAAAGTTTTTCAGAACTGCATCAGTAGTAGAAGCAATTACTAACACTGATTACGCAGGTGAAATTGAAAACTTTGGCGACACTGTAAACATCATCAAAGAACCCGTAGTTTCTGTTCAGGCTTACACAAGAGGTGCAGCTGTTAATCCACAAGATATTAACGATGACCAGCTACAGCTCGTAGTAGACCAAGCAAACGCTTTTGCATTTAAAGTTGATGATATTGAGGAAAGACATTCTCACATTAACTTTGAATCAGTTGCAACTTCTTCTGGTGCTTATGCATTGAAAAATGAATATGACAAGAATGTTATTGCAGCTATGTTTGCAGGTCCAAGTGCAAGTTCACCTGACCATGTAATCGGTTCTGATGGTTCTGGAGTAGACGTAGGTTTTGCTTCAAATGAGGTAGACCCAGTCGACCTTATTTCAAAACACTCACGCTTATTAAACTTACAGGATGTACCTGAAGAGAACAGATGGTTCTTAGGTTCACCTGAGTTTATGGAGCAACTAGGTCAAACTTCATCAAAACTTA